TTACCTGAGCCGTTCCCGCCGCTCTCCCAGCGTCCTAACTTAATCTCATTAGCGTGTCCTTCCACGCCGCGCCGCCATAAACTCACTTCTAATTAAACCAAACAACCGAAGCTATTCCCATCCCAGCCAGGAATCCAATGACCCAAGCCATGAAAATAATAAACTTCCCATCCATATACGAAATTTTCACCATAATCAATCAAAATAATATATAGAACAATTCATACCCGTAGAAACGGCAACGAATTTTCTTTGGTTGAGTCTCGAAACCTTCACATTCTCTTTGTGTATGGCATCGTCGTCTAAAACACATACCCGTTTATTCTTCATTAGAGATACGACATTCATTTTTTAGCCCCCGTCAGTACATACCTAGCATAAGTTCCCCTACCGTGGCTGAGGGGCTCTCTAATGGTCATTATGGGATAGCCAACGTCCCTTAGATTGAAAATAACGGCGCTTAAGCGGAATCCTGTCCTGAAATCATCGAATGTCACTCCGCTTCTTTTCTTTTGTAACAATTTGAGTACCTTTGCCATATATGGCGGTAGATTCTTTTCTTTCATAAGTTCCCCCTGTTAAATTACCGGGGATGGTTCCCGCCACCCCCGGATACTCACACTTCACTGGAGTATTCATTTGGTAATGGACAGGGAAATCCTTGTTCCCCAAGCCATACCCTTATTTTTGTCAGATAATCCTCAAAATTAGACGTTCCAAGCCATGTCGTTGACCTGAGTTCATAATGGTCGCGGTCAATCTCGACGAATTTCCTTCCTTCCGTTGGGAGGAACTTTCTTTTAACGAATTCATGGGACAAATCCCTATCGGCCTCATTTCCGTAATAATCCAAAACCTCCATAACCCTCGGTATGACAACCGCCCAGTAATAGGAATTCTGGCTTAGGCTTCTTTTTGTCCTACTCTCCGCAAGAGTGACCTTTACTATCTTTCCGGCGAAACTCCGGAGCGCGTTACGGATAGCCTCTGAGCAATCCATTTTCCCACCTTCGGAGACTAAACCGTAGAATTCAATCAAAGCTTACCTTCAAATTTTAGTTTCATATTATTTTTTATATTTATTAACTCTTTGGCCCGTTCGGTGGGAAGTTTTCCTATATTTTTCCAATTCTTTTCCCAGAATTTCTTCATTTCGTCTTCCGACGAGAAGTTTAGAAGTTTTTCTTTTGTATCGTCAAAGAACCTTTCCTCCATTTCCAGCCTAATATCATCGTCGATACCGGCATTACCTTTTAACGTAGATTTTGTGAAATCCTCTCTATCAGCCTCGATGTCTTCATCGCCAGTTTCGAGCGCGAAAGTCTTGAGCAAAAAGTATTTATAGGCATATGAATAAGCCTTACCTATTGCCTTGTCCTGGGTATCCATCCCGAATCCATGCCACTCAGATTCTATAGAATCTTCCGGATTCTCGACATTTATCATCTTTGTATTTAATACGACTTCGGCTGTATAGGCTGTTTTTTGAACATCACATTTTTTATATTTATCGTATTTTGTGAAGTTAAAAGAATCTAATTTAGATGACTTAACGGTAGGTATAACAACTATACCGTTTTCGACAAAAGCCTTATGCATTATTTTAGTTACATCATCATGTTTTACGTAACTATAATTCATGCCCTCTGTTCTATCTTTTGGCTCAGTTTTTTTAATGAAATCCACCTCTTTCATTATGTTGTGAATTTTCTCTACAATACTAGCCATGACGCCACTCCTAAATACATAATAGTTATAACTAACATAATAATTACAAATTGTTTAAAGTCCACCGATTATTACCCCTAATGTGAAAATAATCAGATACCAGATAACTTTTCCAATCTCCGTGTAAAACCTGAGCATACGCTCTTGCTTCATTTTTTCCGTGATGAACTCCCCTGGCGTCATGTTCCCTCCGGGCCTTTTAACCACATGCCCAGGTGGTGTTTTTAGATGAATCTAATCCAAAGTTTTCTTCCGATAGCATTTGCGTAACGGTCTATCGTTGAAAACTTACAATTAAAGGCCCCTCTTTCGAGGGAAGAAACTGCCTCTTGCGTAGTTCCCATTTTGATGGCCACTTGCTCTTGAGTCATGCCGACTTCCTTACGAGCGGCAACCATCAGTTTGGAGAGTGATTTCCTTTCCATGTTAAAACTCCGCTACGACTTCGAGGCCGCTTAAGATACCCTCTCCTTTAGGCTCCGAATAACGGTTATCGAGGTAGATTGTATCATCATCCCTCTTGACAGCCAAAACAGCATGGTCTTCTTGATTACCCAGACTCAACCCTCCACCGACTCTTTTAAAGAGGATGATTTTCAGCCTATCCGCCGGGACACCTTGTTTTCTAAGAAGGGAATATTTAAGGATGGCAAAGTCCTCGCAATCCCCCTTACCCCTTTTGATGGTTTCGGAGGGAATCTGGAAATGTTCTTCTTTGTCTTCTTGATAAGTTATGGTAGAATTGACCTCTTGATTCACTTTTCTGGCCACACTCCATAATTCACGGTCAGTAAGGTTCTTTTCTACAGAATCAATCCCATACAAATATGGTTTGACTCTGGCGATTTCCGCCTTTATCACTCCGATATTCCTAATATGCCCCTGGCACATAGGCGCGGCATAGGCTTGGGTGGTGAAAAGAATCATTGTCGCAGTCAATAGAACTTTCTTCATAAAGTCTCCTTAGGGTTACGGAGCAACATCGCTCCGCTTTATGCTGTTCTCCCTATTGCACAAAGCGTAATTATTTTACCCTCCAAACCCTCACGCCACCCCTAACGGTGCGGCAGATAAAATTCTTCCTCGTTCCTTTCTTCGCCCGCGAAGCCCTCCATGAGACTTCACAAAGTTTACCCTTATAGAGAAATGAATCTCCAACTTCCATTTTAGAGAAAGGGAAATCCACCCCCCCCCCTGTACTTTTCCGGCAGCGGTATGTTCTTCTCAATCTGCATTAGTTTGAACTCCTCTTCTGGTAAGCCTTGATTGCATCCAATAAAAATAGAGCGCCATCATATGAATTAACGAATCTGTTAGCTTCGAAAGCGTCCCTAACCATCACCCCAAGCTGATGGCATACTTTTAATTGAACGTCTTGAGTGTTCTCTTTCAGTTCATTAACCAACATTTCTTGAAAATTCATATTATTCATCCCACCCTTCATAATAGACTGAACGTAATTGACGCTGGCTCATTCCATCCATGCGCTCACGCTCCTTAGCGTCCTCAAACTTTTCGATTTGTTCCTTGAAAGAAATGTTTCCCGTGATTTTAAAACCATCCGTTACAACCGTACCGGCGTACTTATAGGCAGCCTCAGGAAATTGCTCGATATACTCCAACATTCCCTCTAGGGCTTCTTTCTCAGATTTGTAATTTCCCATCTCATAAAAAGAGGGAAGCCCCATGTAGTTAGTGCTTTCGAGTAAGAAGTTGATATAGGTTTTCATATAATCTCCTTTGAAGTGTTATAGCCCATTTATACTAACTATAATTGTTATAGTCAATAGTTATTTTATCCCACATTCTTTTTCTTTGTTTTATGGCTATATTCCTCGCCTTTAGACCACGCCTCCTTGCGTCTTTTCATTAAATCAAGGTATTTTTGATAGGCGGCGCTTTTATGCTGGGAGAACCCCAAACCCTTGCACCAGTAATCATTTCTCAGAAGTGATTTGCAAACCCTTCTCCATGAAGGTGCGAGGCGCTTAGCCTCTAAGTTGTAATCTACTTCGTCGGGAACTCCATCCGGATAGCCCCTTTCTTTCCACCATCTTTCAAAGATGAGAATCTTGTTTTGATAATGTTCTTTTGTTCTCGGCGGCATGGAACCAATCAAAAGCTCGGCAAAGCTTTTCCAGGTATGCTGTGGTGGTTTGGATATTTTCCTATAACCAGTGATATTACCTGATTCCTGGACATACAAAGCCCCGCCGTTCGCCCCGTTTACCCTAGCGACAACCCTAGACCATGTTTCCGGTTCGATTAGATGAAATAACCACAAGCCTTTTCTTTGGTCGTCTCCATATGGTTGGCAAATTCTCATTTGGCTCAAGGTCAACCCGGCTTTGTGCATGAGGTCATAAAGTTTGTTACTCGGCCTATCCTTATTTTTTGCCTGATAAATCCATATATCTTCTGTTTTCCAATCATAAATAGGGTAGACGTTATAGACCGAAGGCGTAACCAGGGTCGTCCATTTCTTCCCCTGAAGGGTTATTTTATTCTCCCCTGCGATGGTTCTAAATCGGTTTAAAGACTCATCTGCCCTAATGCCCACCAAACAAGCGGTGGTTTTCCCTTGGGCGTACCATTCTCCGAATAACGGCACAAACTCCTCGAACTCCATTCCTTTATGGAAGAAATCAAAGAATTTGGTATCTGTTATGGAACCACTGGGGGGCGTTCTAATCCACGATTTTTCCTTCTCCGCTTCCCAGCATATCCAATGTGGTTCATACACGCTCACGGCGTTTCTTAAATGGATAGGTAGGCATACCCAATAGACATCTAACCATTCCCGGTACATCTCAACGCATTTTTGAGCGTGTTCGATGGTGATTTTGTACTGACCCTCAAGGTCAACCAAAAGAAGTCCTATTCTCTGATTTCTCTTTTTTGCCTCATCCATCACTAAATGAAGCATGACGGTTGAGTCCTTCCCGGCGGAAAAGGAAATATACACCTTCTCGAAATTATCAAAGGTCCAGGAGATTCTTTCCTTGGCGGCCTCTAAAACATTAACTCCTAATCTTCTCTTCGGCATATTCTCTAATCACCTTATCTGCTATTCCATTTGCTTTATCCTGAACCTCAGGAGAAAGTGTATTCCACGCTTCTTTTGTCACACTCTCCGGCGCTCCGGTTATTTTATAACAAGCCGCCTGACCTAACCAAGCTTGTCTATTGATAGATTTGTTGGTCAGATTATGCTCCGAAGAATAAGGCCATTCATTGGTTACTCTTTTCATGGCCAAGTAAAGTTCCTCGCTCGAAAGAAGTTCAGCACATTTTAAACGTAATGTATAGTCAATTTCTTTTACCTTGGCATACATTCCCGTTCCCTCCCATTTTTCGCAATGGTGGAAAACCCTATTCAATGTTTTCAAGTTGCTCCTCCGTTAAATCAGGATTAGTGAATCCCTCGGCTTCCCAAGCCTCGGAAAATTCTTTATCTGCGAACATTTCGGCTAATCCAGTGATTTGCGTAAGACGTAAAACTTCGTCGGGGTCCATTCCAAGCTCTCTGGATATTTTTTCGTCGCTCCAATTTCTTCTTTTGAGTTCAACGACGATATCCGACATGGATTCTACCTTATGCTTACCCCTTGCTCTATTATGCCTGATGGTAGAGGCCATACGGTCGTTTGTATACAGGCGGTCCGTACCCACGACAACCAAAGGAAGGTGTCCCCTAACCCTGTAAGAAACTTCCTTCGATTCTCTCCCAACCCTATTCCTGTGAAACCCATCAATCACCTCATAGCCATCATCAACCTTCCAAGTAACGATAGGTTGGGTATATCCATCGCTTAGAATTGAGTGTTCAAGAAGCTTCATTTCTGGCGGGGCAACACTGTTTGGGTTATAGTCATTCGCCCTTACCTCTTCAAAAGGAACCCACTGAACGCAATCTACCGGCTCAGATTTAAACGGGCTGTATTCTCTTAGTTCAAGACGGATTTCATTAATCATCTTTACCCGTTCATTTACCGGTAAATCCTCAAGTCTTGCAAAAATCTTCTTCAATTCTTCCATCATAGTTAATTCTTTCCTGTGATTATGAAATTCTCATATTCCTTCATGTATTCCCACTCATCACTCGTTCTCTGGTCTGGGTTTTTCTTACTTATGGATATGTAGACAGATTTATCAAAAGGTGGCTTGTTCCCCCTTTCAATGATAACCGCTATATCCGCAGGTGTTGGCATTTCGGAGTTGTGTCTTAGGTAATAAGCAAAAGCCTTTCTTATTTTCTCAATGGGATAATCCGAAAGTACCAAGTTGAACATTTGAATGATGGAAGTTAGATGCTCCGCTTCTTTCCCGTAAAGTTTAAGAGCCTTGAAGCCTTGGTGTAGTAGATTCACTAACTCCTTCTTCCCCTCCTGGTCGTTCATCAATATCAATTCCGATGAGCCTTGCCCCTTCGAGGGCGGCTCTTCTTTCTCTGTCAGATTTAGTATCTGCCCGATATGTTCCATTGATATTCTCCTTAGGTTTGTAGAAACTCTTCCATGAATTGACTATAGAAAGTTCTATAACTTGGTTAATGTCAACCCCGCATTTCCTAAATCCATCCAACTTTCCTATTAAAAGTTTTATGGCCTTATTCGTGTTAGCGCATTTAAGTTTTTTTCTGACCTCCATATATGAAAACCAAAGCTCTTTTGGAATCCACTCCGGAATGGGGGGGTCTTTAGATACTTTAGTATCTATATTGGGTGTGGGTGTGGGTTGGTTGGGTTTACGTTGACGTTCCGTTGGAACGTTCGTACTAACGTTCGTTGAATGTCTTTTCTTTCTTTTCAATGCACTAAGTCTTCCGGCGGCGATATTCTTTTCTCTTTTGTCCTCAACATAAATTCGTTCATCAAGTAGTCTTTTTTGTACTAATTTGTTATTATCGCTTAGTGTAAAAAATGATAAGATAATATCTTTATTCTTCGTCCATTCGCGCTTATTAAGACCACATATTCTTGATAGGAAAATATCATCATTGGGGAGGGCGCAATCCTGGGAGCGCCATGAAACTATTAGGAGCAACAAATAAGCCCCATGCTGTAATGTGGTGAGATGCCTAGTATCTGCTAGGTAAGCATCTGTGAAAAGCGGAAGGGCTGGGTATTCTGCCATCAGCCGCGCCTTGAATTTTGCATATACACCCCCAGTAGTGTACCCATGTTTTCGGTAGGCCGGGGAACGTCAACATGGGGATGACTTTTCAGCAAAGCTGCCCCGGCCCGTTGGTTTTGGTTAAGAACCCTAAGGAGGTAATTCTATAACCGTAACCAATCTGAAACACCGTAAATTAAATGTAAAGGGGAATATAAGAATTTAATAAAAATTTGTCATAGTTGTTGTAAAAAAGTCATAAAGATTTTTTACAAGCCCTTCGTTCGAGGGTTTTTTGGTAAAGACCTTGAGCGTGTTCGAGGACTTTTTCGTATGTCAATCCGTAAAGGCTGAAAAACCTTTTTTCGTTCATGTTGTGTATTTGATTATGATGATTACGACAGAGATTGACCGTCATATCATCGCCGGTTTTCATGCCCATTCCCTTTACGCCATCAGCCCTTAACAAATGGTGCGCGTCAACTGAATTAGCGCCGCATATCATACAGGGGAGTGATTTAACGAACTTTAGATGGGCTTTGTCTCGGATTCTTGGGTGTTTTGGCAAGAGCATATACAACAATCGGGATAAGAATGATTGGACTGATGAGAATCGTTATGAGAATGGCGATAAAGCCACTCACCCATAAGGGAATGATGAGCGCGGCCACCAAAAAATAACAGATAATATCAATGGCGGATTTCATAGGTTTCCAACACGGCATCAATCTTGTTCAGTGAATCAATGTTGGCCTTTTGAATCTTTCCTGACTTCCAGAGATAATAGGTATTTGATACAATACCGGCATCCTTTAGTACCCTGTAAATGGTCAGGTTTACATTCTGGGAACGGTCTTTAAAATCCTGGGCAAGTTCTTTAAGGGTGAACTCACGACCATTGCGGATATATTTCTGCGGCTGCCTTGTGAGGCGAGTAATCATTTTTTAAACTCCTATGTTGACTTTAATTTATATATATAATACGTTCTTGTTAGTAAGTCAAGTTTGGAGGAAAGATTGAGATATTTCTATACAGATGCGCTGGCGGCGGCGTGGATGAGTAAGCACTTTGGTATGAGGTTGCAATTTACTATTCCGCTTATGAGTGTTGAAAAGTCCATGAAGATTGGTGATTACGCGATAGCGCGTTGGCACGAGTCCGGCGAAAAAATCTACATCCACCCTGACAGCCTCAGCATCTTAGAGCCACAGGTGGGGGATATTGTCGAATACAAATGGAATATAAAACCCACCCTTGATGCTATCATCGACAAAGAACAACCTCATAACATCGTGGAAGAAGAATGGGCTTACGAAGTTTCTGATGTTTTCTCTGAATCTCAGCTCCAAGATTTAAAAGACCCATCACGCCGCAAGGACGTCAAGATTATCCAGGGTGGCGGCATCCCGTTCATGTGGCCAGAGGTGGAATAATGCAGAGGTACACCTTACTTGATAGCCATATCCAGGAGTTTAAAAGATACTGCAACAAGAATGGTTATTCCGTCCAATCTATGGATGGTGGTATTTACGGGGCCAGTATTATCCTAGAAAAATCGAATGAGAAGTTATTGTTCTATCCATGCCCGCATACAAAGGGCTCGCTTATGGGATTTGGTAACTCAGCCAGATTGATTGACCGGTTTTACCGAGAGCAAGGTTTTACAAGCCCACAGTTAAGTGATATGATTAAGCAAAGAAAGAAGAAATGGTAGGGTGATATAATCTCTGTATGAAGAATAGTATGGAAGATTTGGCAATGAGTCCAGAAAGCGATATTTTAGACCTACTGGGGGCAAAGTCATTCCCGGCTATGTTTTTGACTCAGTTCGTTGATTTCAATGGGCTTGGTATCTCATTTGAAAACCTCTCCTTTGAGGCTGATACTAAAGAAAATGCTCTCGCTGGCCTTGTTGCTATGATTTATGTTCCCGATAACGATAGGCGTGGTTCCGTGCTATGGCGGCTAAAGCCATTAGTGGAGGAACATTCCCACACCCAAAGCTGTGAATATGATGATTCAGGTAGGTTGATTAGAGAAACCAAAACCTATCTCCCATCTCCCGTTTACAAAGCAAGATGCAGATTGGCTTATGTTAAAAACGGCAAGCAAATAAGGGTAAGCCGAGAAAATTCTGTGATGACATTTCCTGTTATGGAGGTGGTGTAATGCCAGCCGGACGACCACCTAAATATACCAGCCCAGACGAGATAATCGCTATCGCAAAAGCCTACTTTGAGGAGTGCGATAAGAAGCTTCGTCCCTATACAGTTACAGGACTAGCGAACTCATTAGGAATGACAAGGCAAGGATTGATTGACTATGGTAATAAAGACGAATTTGCTGACACAGTAAAAGGCTTGAAGCAAATTGTTGAGCAATACCTTGAGGAAAAGCTGCTTTCTGGAACGCCATGCACTGGTGCTATTTTCAGTGCAAAGAATAACTTTGGCTGGCGTGACCAAACAGAAGTAAAGAACACACACGAAGGCGAACTAAAGGTAACTGTCACTATCAACGGAGGATAATATGAACATGGGTTCTCACAAGATACGGCTTTATGAGGGTATGCTTGACGGAAAGCGCGTTTATGTCGCGGCGCATAAGAAGGATGATTTGAGGAAATACCTTGGTATCACCGAAAGAAGTATGGTGTGCTTTCAGGAGGCAAACGATAAATACCGGCTGATTCAGGCTAAGAAGTGCATTGGAAAGCCTATCGAAATGGAGGCGTAATGAAAACCATTGAACAGGTAAGGGAATTGATTGCGGCAGAATTAGAGGCGGCGTTGACTTTAGGACGCGCTAGGGCGCTGTATACCCACGAAACGGCTGATAGCCTTTGGATGGGGGCGTGCGCCAGGGAGCAATTTTGTATGGACTTGTTGGATTTTATTGATGAAATTAAGCGCAAATAGCAACCATAAGTTGATTAATCTTTGGCGAATGTTGGCTTTCTCCTAGGAAAATAACTATTCTGGGTTGATTGGGTGATATTTCCTAAAATACTTATTGACTATAACAAATAAGCGGCTATTATTGGCTTATCACACTTCAACAGGAGA